ACCACCTTGTCGTAAATCCAATGGAACGCATCCGAAGGGTTGTAGTCAAGGATGGCTTTGCCTTCGGTACGCAGGATGAGCTGCTGCCAATCCTCGTAGGTTAGCTCGTTGGCCTCGTTGATGTAAAGTAGGTCCCGCTTGCGGCCCCGTATCTTCTGCGGTTGGTCAAGGCTGATGAATTCAACAAGGTTGCCGTTCAGGTAGTATTCGTGGCTTGACTTGTTGTGGTAGTTCTCGTTGTACAGGTCGTGGCTCCGCAGTATCTCAAAGAAGTCACGCATTACCGAAGCACGCAAGGACGGGAACGCCTTACGACATATCGTGATGGTCTTGTTGGTTTCGTAGTAGGAGTAATGGAATATCACCCATAGCAGGATGTTGTATGTCTTTCCGCTACGAGTTCCGCCCTGCTCAACGACTATCTTCTTGTCGCTGCGCTTTAGGTGGTTATAAACTTTATTCGTGTGAATCTTCTCCAAGCACCTCAATTTGAAATAGCTTGCCCGTGTTCACGTCCACCTCTTGGCGTTCCACATACCCACGCTTCTTTCCTTTGGTCTTTAGAAAGAAGATGGTGGCGGTTGAGTTGCCCTCCTTTATCTGCTTGTGCAGTTGGCTCTCTGCGAAGTCAATGGCTACGTCTCCTATTTCTTCAACTGCTGCTTTATAATCGGAATCCTCACGCATCCATCGGTAGTGCGTTTCACGAGCGATGTCAACCGATTTGCAGGCAGCCGTCACAACACCGAGCGATTTCTCTAACGCTTCGAGCATTGCCTTTTTAGTAATGTCCTTATTTGTCATTCTTCTTTAGCACTGTGAAGAACTCTTTGTCAGATGAGGCCTTCAGTTCTTCTTTTCTTTTTTTGAGCGAATCCAAGTGTTCAGGGTCAAGTCGTTTCTTCTCACGCTCCGTTTTTACTTTGCGGATTCGGTCAATCTCCTGACCCAAAGGCTCGCACTTCCACATTTGCTCTAACGAGTAATATACCACCGAGTAGCGGTATGCTTGTTCGTTGTTATACTCAATGGTGCTTACTCCGTGAAGGATGTCTTGGCCATTGAAAATGGTTAGGGTGTTGTCCTCAACTTCAAGGGCGATGTCCAGTTCGGGAATGATAAGGTGGCCACCATCTACATCTCTTTTGAATACCACCATATTCGATAGCACTCCCTTGAAGTTTCCTGAATCGTAATGATATTTCAATTGGTTATTCTTGTTTACGATTCCACTTGTAAATGGGCTTCCGCCTATTGTCCAATCTTGCATTACCTTTTCTTCCACAAGTTTTGAGTGGTACTCGTATTGTTCAGGAAAGTGTTCTTTGTAATACCCAACCAAATCTTTGGCAAAGTCCGTGATGATGTGGTGCTGCTTCTTGTGGTTCATCGCCATTGATGTAACCGTGCAGTAGTCGTGACGCATTGCGACTCGTGGCGAATATCCAAAGATAGCGGATATGGACTTCAGCCCACGTGACCGCTTCCCTTCCGAGTACCTAATGTTCTTTACCGCCCAACGCAGGGCAGAGGTGTCGGTCGTTAGCTTTTTGTATAGGATTGTGGGCTGATTGTCCACATAGATAATGCAGTCCTCCTTAATCATTCGGGTTACATCCGAGCGGAGGGCTGAACGCTTTTTGAATTTGTCCTTGTCAAACGGGACTCTTTCAAGGTCAATGCGCTTCATAGTATTCTATAATTTGTTTCCAAGATTCATTTGAACTTGTCATAATGTTTGCCTTGAGCGGTTCTTTGTTCACGGCCTCTAAAAGTTCTTTGGCATTTGAAACAACATAACAATTTTCATTCTCCCTCCAAATGCTATTGGGATTGTCTGCCCACTTCTTATGAACTATAATTGTTTGGTCCCAGTAGTCAGCCTCAAGAAAGGTGTATTGAGTTCCACCACCATCATTCTTAATAACCGATAGGTCAACAAGTTTTTCATAGCCACCGTAGATTCTTTTGCTCTCATTGAATGTTTTACCATATTCTCCGAGATAATAGTTGTCAAAGCCAAGTGGCTTCAGTTTGTGAAAATAGTAAAATGGATTCTTACTTCCATATATATCAATTCCCGCACCAAGATTATTAGCCTCAACAATAGTGTGTGTTCCCTTGTCAAAGTCAACGCGACTTGCTGCTACGGCATTTCCCTTGCTGATTACGCTTCCTTTTTCATATTCATAGAACGGATGCTCAATAAATTCATTTGGGATTCCCATACCAACCAATAGGTCAGCCACCGACTTTCTGATTGTAATCACTTTCTTGGAGTCCTTCAGAAACGCGATTACATCATCATCAAGTTCCGTTGGGTCGTGTATTACGACAATGCTATTCTTAAAGTATTTTAAGTGTTCTCTGTGCTTCTTGTCTATGGCGAGAAGAAGTTTGTTTTCAAGAACACGAGCGTGGCCAAGCGTAATGTTTTTATAGTGTACGCCATAGCCATAGTCTCCGCTACCGCGACCCGAGCCCGATATTTTTAAGATTGATTTGTTTGTCAGCAAAGCCAAATGTGCGCTGAACGAAACCCACCCGCCATATTTGCTATTCGCCAAATAGAAGTATGTCATTGATTGGCGTGTTTTTCCAACAAAAACATAATTACATCCGTATTGCTTTCAAGTTCTTGAGCAAGGGCTATCTCATCAAGTTTGCCCAATGCATACTCGTATTGCTGGTTGTCAAAGTAGAGCGTTATTTGCTTGACCTTTGAGTTGATGTAGGAGTCCAAAGCCTCATCAAGCAAGTCCTTGTCAAACTCGGGTTCTTTGTCATCATCAAAATATGATGCGGGAATATCAATACCCCAATCAGATAGGTCGCTTATCTCCCACTCGTTTGCAAGGATGTCCCAATCCCATTCACCAAACGAGGAGTTGTCCTTGATGATAAACTCTTTCTTCTGTTCCTCCGTTAGTTGGTCAGCTACAATGATGGGAACCTCCTTCAGTCCTGCGGCAATACAAGCCTTAAGGCGCATATTCCCACCAAGCACTACCATATTGCTATCTACTACGATTGGACGTATGTCAAGCATTTGTGGGAAGTCCTCAATCGATTTTACGAGTTTCTTGAACTTATCGTTCTTGATTACTCTTGGGTTTGATTGGTTTGGTAAGACCTTTGAAATAGGTACTCGTTTCATAATTAAATAACTCGTTTAGATAAATGGTGGTTGTGTGTTGCTTGAAGTCGCTCTTTGTACTCTTTGATATCACCGTATGCAACGTGGCACGTGCGGCACAGGGCCATCAGGTTCTCAATGGTGTCAGCAGTTTTGCTTCCGCCCATCCCTCTTGACTCTATGTGGTGTATGTCTACGGCTGTTGCTCCGCATACCTCGCAGGCAATCCACGAGTTTGTATCGTAGCCGAACGCATTGAAATATACTTTGGTGTGGTTCTTCATTCGAAGATGCGAAGTTCGTTCATATTGTCCATTGTGAACTTCTTCATTGAGTGGTATAACGATTCCGCTATATCAGCTACTTGGTTAGGGTTTTCATTTAGCCTCTTGATTGCTCCTGCCCATTCGTAGTTGCTCTTGATGGCAATGCAGTTGTCCTTTGTGATGTACTGGGCATAGGGTTCCGTTTGGCTTATGATTAGGGCGCACTTACTGAATCCCGCTTCTATCATCTTCAGGTGGGATTTGCACTTTGCGAATTCGGATGTTGCTAACGGCACAAGACTCACGTCAAACTTATTGTAGAGCTTGTGGTATTGGTTTGGCGGTAGCGTAGCCATCTTGTACCTCGCCTTCATCATTTCGGGGTAGCCGTCTACATCAGCAACGTAGGACTCCACGCTTGACAGGTCTATGCCCGTGCGCTTGATGTCTACTTGGTGGTGGTTGCCTCCGATGTAGCCGAATCTTACTTTGTCGCTTGGCTCTCGCTCTATCTGCCAAGTGGGTACGCTAATGGCGTTAGGGATGATTCGGATGTTGGCGTTGTGCTTTCGAACTTTGGATGCAAGATGCTTGTTGGTGACCCACACCTCGTCTGCTGCTTTCATACTACGCACGATACGCTCACGCATAGCCTCCGAGTAGATTCCCTTGAGGGGATGGCTTGGCGGTAG